TTTGGGTAAGTTATGACTACGATAAATATGCCAGTTCCTGGTAAAATAAGTCTGAATATAGATATGGAATTAACTTTCAAGGAAGTTACTGCAAATTTTGGAGATTCTCAGCAACAAGTTTCTCCTTTAGGTATTCATCCTATGGTAGAGTTATGGCAGATTACCTGGGCACCACTGACGCAAAGCGAGTATCAAACAATTCTTGCTGCAGTGAGAAGTGTAGGAACTTGGGGTAAAATCTTATGGACACCTGAAGATGAAACTGTAGAAAGAACTTTCAAAATAAAGTCAGGAACTTCTTTCCGCAGAACGCGTATTGCTAGGCGGCAGTATCAAGCAACATTAACGCTAGAAGAAAACTTCAGTGTAGGTTAATTATGAGCTTAGAACAAGAAGTAAATTCATCAGAAACTTCACCGTATATTGAGTTATTCATAATAGACTGTACGATAATAAATAAACCTATGTATTACTTCACTACAGGAGCTGCTTCAGTAACTTTTGATGGACAAGTTTACACCGGAATGGGTATACGACTTACTGGTGTTGGAACTAACTCTTCCGCAGCACCAGCACGCCCAACACTTGAAGTACAAAATCTTGTCGGTCTCGATGGGGCTTTTCTGAAACTGTTTGGAACACTCTGCTTTGAAAACGAAGATATGGTAGGAGTTGAAATTACCTACGTCAGGACTTTTCAAAACTTCCTAGCTTCCGGATTCTCTGCTCCACCACTCAAGTACACTATAGGTAAAAAACTTTCACATAATAGAACTGCAATTAAGTTTGAACTTCGCAGTCCTTTAGATAGAGACAGATCTTTCTTACCAAAACGCAGAATGCTGAAGAAAGATTTTCCTGGTTTAGGTATAAATAAAAGGGTAGGTTAATATGGAACTTTCTATAACTCAGTGGACTGCTATTGAAGATTATACTCTTGCGCAGTACCCAAAAGAGATGTGTGGAATTATTCTAAAAAGTACTGGGGAGTTTATTCCACTGGAAAATTCCCATGAAACTCCAGAAAGTGCCTTCAGTATTTTACCAGAACATTTTGCAAAGTATCTTGGTGATATTGCTGCAGTACTGCACTCCCATTGTACTTCCAGAGTTCAGCATGAAGTATTTGATCTGCGGACACCATCTTACAAAGATATTGAAATGCAGAAAGCTTCCGGTATTCCCTGGGGTATTGTAGGTTGTGAAGGTCTTACAGTTTCTTACCCTATTTGGCTGCCTAGACAACCTAAACAAAAGTATTTAAACCGCAGGTTCATTTGGTTTATAGATGATTGTTACTCTCTGGTTCAGGATTACTATCTGTTTGAATTAAATATCGAACTACCAAACCATAAAGCTACAGAAGATTTCGAACAACTACGTAACTTTAATAATCTGTTTGATGAACATATTTTGGAGTATGGATTCTGTCAATTACCTATAGATACTAAACTAGAAAAAGGTGATTTACTCCTGCTAGATAATGCCGGTGGAAAACGTAACCATCTTGGCATCTATACCGGAACAGGTATTCTTCACCAGTCTCTAATAAGTAAAGAAGAATCCTTAGAGCATTTTATTAATAAATTCCATAGGGTACTGCGGCATGAAAGTAAAATTATTTAAAAATCTAAATGAATGTGATGAGTTTGAAACTTCTCTTACTGACATTAGGGATATTTTATCTTTCATAAAACTCAGAACTTCTAAAGAATTTCTTGAAAACTTCTTAGCAAGGAAGTATAAATATGTTCTTTACTCTGAAGTTGAAGGGATTGAACCAGTTGCCCTTGAGCCTGAGATCATAACTTCAACTTTAAGTATCTATGACACTTTATTGATTATTCCAGAATTTGAAGGTGAATTTACTGCAGCAGCTATCGCTGGTATCATTGGAGTAGGTACTGTGACAGCATCAGGTGCTTTAGTGGCTACTACAGCACAACTTATTTTAATTTACGCCCTCACTGCCGTAGTTAATATTGCAATTTCTCTGGCAGTAAAGATGATCGTTCAGGCACTTTCTCCAACGCAAGAATTTGCTTCTGATCCTGCTATGGCACAAACTAAACAGTCCAGCCTATTCAACGGTGCTCCAATTATCAGAGAACAAGGTGGTATTGTACCACTCTGCTATGGTGAAGGTTTTGCTGGCGGTGTTTTAATTTCTTCTTCTATTACAAGTACACAGGGTTAATTATGCAAGAACTAATTTTAGCAGGTGAAGGAAAAGGCGGTGACGGCGGTCATGCACCAGTTGAACTTGATGATACGCTGCGTAGTAAACAAACTCTAAGATTACTTTTTGCTGTAAGTGAAGGTGAAATTGATTCCGTAGAAGATATCTATCTGAATAAAGTTTCAATTTCAAAATATACCGGTACTTGGGGTTGGAAACCTGGAACATCTAATCAAGAAGTTATACCTGGATTTATTAACGTAGAAAGTCCGCAGTCACAAGCGAGTGTAGAAATAACACAAGCAAATCCATTTACGCTGTCAGTTCCTTCTGATGTAGATGCTGTAAGATTTACTTTAGTAACTCCAGTGCTGCGTGCCTTGCAGGAAAATAAAGACCTTGGTGGTGCTTCAATAAAACTAAAAATCTATACCAGACCAACTGACGATGTTGGCGGACCTTCTTTTACTTTTATAAGAAACGCTAATAAATCTGGCAAAGCTTCAAATCCTTATGCTTGGGATATTTTAGTAGAACGTCCAGTTGATGTAATACCTGGAGATTTCTGGCAAATCCGTATTACTAGGAATAATGCAGTCCTATCGGGTACTGCAGGTTCCAACAGTTGTAATATAGCTGGTGTAACTCACATTTGGTATAAACAGCTTAACTACCCAAGAACTGCACTTATTTGGGCAATACTTACAGATGCAGATGAATTCGGTAGCAGTATTCCTGATGTAGTTTTCAAAGGTCGCTGGATTAAAGTTAAAATTCCTTCTAACTACACACCTTGGGTAGTAGGAAGCAGCACACCAGCATCTTATTCTGGTACCTGGGATTTAACTTTTACAGCCACAGAGCACTGGACAAGTAATATTGCCTGGGTGATTTTTGACGTTCTTACTAATCAGTACAGAGGTCTTGAAATTCCAATTGCTGATGTAGATAAAGTTTCTTTCTATGAACTATCGCAAGTTGCAGATCAGCTTATCTCTGATGGTAAAGGTGGCTGGTGCCCAAGATACAGTATAGGAAATCAGTACTACACTAGAGAGACTGCAGTAAAAACTTTAAGTGAAATGCTGGCTTTATGCAACGCCCAGTTTGGTCAGAATGAGTTTGGTCAGTTATCTATTATCTTTGATAACCCAAACATGCAGGTCAGTAAAATTGTCACTAATGCAAATGTAATTGAAGGATTATTTAATTACAGCTCCAGTGACATGGAAAACAGAACTACTCAAGTAAATGTAACTTACAATAATAGACTTAACTTTAATGAAACTGATACTGTAACAATTCCTGATAATTCTCCAACAACCTTTGAGCAGGAAATGCAGGCTAGGTATGGCTATGTACCTACAGATATTCCTTTCCCTGGCTGTACCTATGAAGCTCAAGCTATTCAGAAAGCTAGACATACTTTCTACACAAACTGTGTAAATACTAAAATCATTTCTTTCCAAGTTATGATGGCTGGACTTACTTACAGTATGGGAGAAATTATCTCAATTATGGATAGTGAAAATGCACAGAAGATGCAGCATGCTATCGTGAAAACCAGCACCTTTATAAGTGGAAATACTGTAATCACTCTCGACAGGGAAATAGAAATTGATGATCTGGTGATCAGTAAACTTCAATACTATGGTACTGATGCTGTAACAGTACTTCTACGAAATGTAACAGAGCAAAACACAACTACTGATACTGTAACTCTTGCCGGAGATTACCCTGCTTTTATCGGCAGCCCTGCTATATTGTATGGTACAGTACAGCCACAGTTAATGCGTGTTGCTGCTATTGAAAAAGAAGATGAATTCTATGCAATTTCCTGTATTGAGTATGATCCTAATAAATGGAGTTACATAGATTCTGAAATTATTATCGGTACTGGATCAGGTAGTTTTGTCAACTTAACAGACTTTACAGCTGGCCCAGTAACTAATTTAACTGTGACACCACGAGCCTACACAAGTGGTCTGCAGTCTGGTGTTTATTTAGATGTTTTCTGGAATTGGTCTAGTGCTTCAGATGTTAAAGCAACTTTTCAAGCTGCATGGCGTCGAGATAATAGAGATTACACAGTAATTAAAGATATTGAAGCTACAAGTTTTGATATTCCAGATGCACTTGCTGGTGTCTATGAAATAACTGTATGGGCTGTTCATCCTTCCTCTGGTGT